ACCGTGACATACTTGAGGGTAGTTCGTGCGTTTGCTTCATCCTTCATGTTCAACGCACGACCCTGTGCGCCCACAACATCTCCGTGACTATTGAAGAACGGAATCACCAGTCGGGGTTCTTTTCCAATAGGAAGACAATCTGGGTCTAACTGCTGCATAAACGAACCGAAGTCATCTGTAGCATAGAGGTATTTCCAGAATTGCTGCGGGATGATTCTCAGGTTTGCAAACTGAACAGCAGGATGAGTGTCGGGAAGACTGCTAAGGACATCCAACCCATCAAGGATGGTATCCTTCTTCTTGAACTTGGGTTTTGAGTCTTTGAACTTGAACACTTCTTCTTCCTTGGGTTTTTTATAATTCGCATATCCCCCATCACCAGACTTAAATCTTTCCATTGAATACTCTTTCATTAGAGTAGGATCAACTTCTTTCAAGAAATTATATAGGGTGGTTCCATAGCCACAATTATGGCATTTATAATAATAACCACCTTTTTTTTCATAGAAGTATCCACGCGCTTTTGTCTTCTTCTTCTTTGAATCTCCACATATAGGACAACGACAATTTGCTAAATTTTGTTTCTTCCACGAAAACATTTTCAACTTGGAAGACACTAAATTTATAAACTTCTTATCTAGAAAAACAGACATCAAATTTTCCAATCAGTGAATTTACCAGAGGATGTGGTATCAAACTTTTCATCAAACCCTTTACCATCAAAACCACTACCCATCATCAACTTTTCTTTTTGGTTTGAATTGATCAATCCACCCTGCTCTTTCTTGACGGGATCACTAAACTTCATCTTTGCTCTGTTAACATCAAGAAGGAACTTTCTGTTAGTAAATGTGTCGTTATACCTATTTTTCAATTGTTTTACCAGCAGTTGACCTTTTTCTTCTAGTTCCTCTGTAGATATCAATGCAATCATAAAATCGCAAGTAGCAGGTAAACCAAAGGATTCAGATGTATCTTCCATACCAAAATCACTACTAGAAAAACCCGTCCTGTTTACTTGCGTAGCAGACCATATAGGCACATTCTTTTCTACAGCAAGTCCACGCAATTCTTCTGCAATAGATTTAACCAATTGATATGTGTTTATGTTTGATCCTCCCTTGATACGAGAAGATGCGCATATGTTTAAATAGTCAATAAAGATAATGTCGGGGTGAAACTTCTTCTTCATTTGAAGTTCATCTATTAATGTTCTAAAATGATTAGAGTTGGCAGATGCAGTAGGATACTCTTTTATTATCAACTTTCCTGTCATGTTGGACGATATTCTATTTATTTTTTTATCATAAACATCCTTTGGTAAATCCTTTAAATTATCCAAAGTAACATCCATTAAATTTGCGTCTATTCTTTCTGCTATCCGTTCCTCTGCCATCTCGCAAGTAATGTATAGTACATTTAAATTCTGTGTCAAACAATTCGCAGCATGGTGACACATGAACAGAGACTTCCCAACTCCTGTTCCCGCCATCACGATATTCAATGTCTTGGAGGGTGTACCTCCTGCGGTAATATCATTCAAGAATTCCAAATCAAACGGGACTCTCTTTTCTTTCTTGTGATAAAAATCATACCGCTCATCCGAATCTTCAACATAATCATGACCAATATGTGTGTCAAATGAAACAGAAAGAGCATCAGAAAGAATATGTGGGATGGCATTCTCTGTTTTTACGTCGGACTTACCGTCAATAATATGAATGGATTCCATGATTGCATTGTATACCGCCTTATCTTTACAGAATTTCTCTGTCTCACTCAGCAACCACTCTTCGTTAACCTTTTCAGATGTTGACAACGACTCAATTAAAGTTCCCACGCCTTCCCATTCACTCTCACCCATCTCCACATCGTTAAACGAAATAGACACTGCCTCTTTGGTCGGAAGTGCTTTATACTCTATTACAAAATTTCTGATAGAATCAAACACCAATCGTTCAATCCTATTATGAAAATATTCGGATTTCAAAAAAGGAACACTCTTCCGAGCAAATTCCTCATTGAACATTAGATTTTCTAAAATGATAGTGTCTATCGTTTTCATTTTTCTCTCTGAAACTGGATGTCCTCTTTGAGTTCTTTAACTCTTTCCTGAATCTCTTCGTCTGTCCCGTTGATATCATACTCATCTAGATTGATGTCTTTGATGAGTGGTCCCAAATAATTCTCAACGACATCGAGTGCTAAAATACCAAAGAAATTATAAAATTCCTCATCTTCTTCAACGTTGTTCGGATTCTCAATTACATCATATACAAATTGTATATTACCTTCTTCGCTATCTTCACTTAAAGGAAACATAACAACATCTCCGTAACGGATTACAATACCTTCGTATTTACCCTCCGTGATCTTAAGTTCAACATAGCCCTCTTCGTTGTCAATAAACTCTACAAAATTTTCAATATCATACGGTTTGTTCATTTTGCTTCTCCTCCCGAAGTTCCTTCAGTTCTTCTTCTGCATTTTCATATACCACACCACGAATCTCTTCCATTCGTTCCATCCATGCATCATCCCATGCACCTTCATTTGCCTTCTCTGCAATTTCGCATAGTTCCTCTTCAAGACCATCCTCTTCCATCTGGTCAATCTCGTTGTCTCTCCACAAAACTCTATACCCAGTGAAAAGAGGCATCTCATCTTCATAAATCATATGGACTTCTACGTCCTCATCAAACTTCTTGAGTAGTTCGTGGAGTTTGTCCTGAACACCGTCGCACTGATACCACGCAGATGTTAATGTGAGATATTCTTCGCCCATTGCATCTTCAACAATTACCCACTTTGCACCCATGGTATCAATTGACCATGCATACGTTGGGTCGGACTCGTTGAACAGCACCTCTGCGACAGCAGCACCACCTTCTTTGTCAATTTTGTTGATGGCATTCACCAATCTTGTAAATTCCAACTGGGCAGATTCATTTCCTGTAACTGTAATATGGTTGTTTACATTATTCGCCATCTTCGTTCTCCTGTTCTTCTGATACATTACCATACTTGAACTCTTTTGCAACTGCTTCTTCTAGTCTTTCCATCACGTCCTCTGTGAAGTATTTCTCTGGGTTGCTATTGATTGATTTCTCAAATGCAGTCTTACCATCGGGCAACTCAATGCGGGTTGACACCTTCTTGAAAACCCCATACTTGATTGCAATAGGAACCAACCCATAGTATGGATTTAGTCCTGTGTCATAATTCAACTGAACCTCAACCTCTTTGTTCTCTTTGGTGAGCCTACCCTTGTATAGTTTGCACTTGATGATGTTGCCAATGATGTCGGTGCCTTCTTTGTCCTTCTTCTTGGACAGATAGACAATAGTAGAGGCGGCATATTTCAAACCAGAACCTCCACCCATTTCTTTCATCGGAACATAAGCCCCAACGACCTGATATGTGTGGTTGGTCATAATCAACGGAATGCCTGCTCGTCCCAACTTCAATGTCAATACCCTGAACGTGGCTTTGATGACCTGCGCACGGGTCATGTCTCGCGTGGATTTTCCTTCCGCAGTGTCAGTCATTTCCTTTTCGGTTGACAGCATCCCAAGCGAATCCAGAACAACCAAAACTGGCTTCTTGTCCTTGGACTCAATGTATTTGTCAACGATGGAAATCGCTTGGTGTCGGAAGTTCTCTACCGTGGCAACTGGAAAGATAGCAAAACGATTTGCATCCATACCACGTTCGGTAATCATGTCGGAAGTAATTGCCTGCTCGGTGTCAAAGTAGAGGATGACTCCATCTGGATTGTCATCCAAGAACTTCTTGCACATCCCGAGGGCAAAGTATGTTTTGCCTGTTGCTGACTCACCCGCAAGTGCGATGATTTTATTGTTGGGAATCCCACCATATAGAGAGCCAGACAACAGGGCATTGAAAGCATAGGAGCCACTATCCACGAAACCAGTGATGTCGGAACCATCAACTCCGTCTGACACCACACCAGCATATTCGTTTCCCGAACTCTTGATGATGTCTTTTAGAAAATCAGTCATTCTTCTTGGTCTTCTTCTTGTTTCGCAACTTGGTTCTCTTGCGTGGCTTTGGGTCAATTGGTTTCTCTGTCTGTGCCCAAGGGAACCACATCTGCTCCCCGTCATGTGCGTTCATAAACGAAAACGTCATTTGTTCAATGTGTTTATCCATAGGTGTGTCCTCAATCATGTTAGTTTCTCCATTTGTTGTATAGCATACTCTAAATCTTCACACATGTCCAGTGTATTTTGATAAACTTGCATAGGGCAACCCTTATCTTTTTGTTGTGCCACTAGCAATCTTCTTTCAGAATCTAATTTATTTCTTAAAACATTTTCAATGAGCAATTTTGTTTTGT